ATTTGCGTTCCTACGGAAGAGTTATGGCGGAAATTCAAAATCTTGAAGAACAATATCTATTGCTTGAGAAGGGAGCTAAAAATGAATAGAAAGCAAAGAAGAGCAATGAAGAAGGTGTACGGATCAAAAGTAGTTGAAAAAATGGAAGAGATTGAAGAGACAATATCAAATATGTCTAATTCATGTGCAGTATGCAAAACTTCTTTTGATAAAAATGACAAGACCTTGCTTGATTCTTGGCATGTTACAGTTGATGAATCAGGGTTTAGACTGATATGTCCAAATTGTGTCATCTAAAATGACAATTGGCGCAGAAGTAGTTGTATTTTTTTCTATTGTACTTTTTCTATGCCTTGCGTCGCTTTATCTTTTGGGTGAGTCTTAGTAGAGATAATATACTACTTAAGAAATACTTATCTTAAAGAGGAAAAAATGAACTTAAGAAGACTTGTTTTAGACTGGAAAGCATACATTAAAAAACCTGTCATTTTATCAGAAGGCGGAAATGCCATAGCTTTTGTTAGAGGAGAAGATGGTGAGAGATCTCCTGTCTTGTGGAATGGCAATCTTGCGCAGGCTGCACCAATTATTTTTGATGAAAAAATAACTAGAGATAAGTTTGTAAAAGACGTAAAGGATGTTATAAAAATAATAGACAATATTCACAAAAGAGCATTTGGGGAAGGTCTTTACAAAGAAAAAGTTAGAGATGAAATTCTAGAAACAGCATATACATTTATGGGATCATCAGAATTTTTATTTGCTCCAAACGACAAAATAAGTGACGAAGAATACAACAAGTATAAAAAGAAAACAGGCGACATTGATCTCTTAGTTTCTGAAGACAAGATTCCTTCTCTATTTCAAATTTTAAATGAGTTGCGCGGCAGAAAACTTTCACCTACAGTTACTTTTGTTGGTCACAATAAATTATCTGAAACTGAAATTAGAGGCGAGCAAATAAACGGTATTTTTGAATTTAAAGTACCGGGTCGAGATTTTTTATTTCAGATTGATTTTGTTTTTGTTCCTTTCGACAACGAAGGCAGACCTTTCGAAGAAGAAAAATTTTTAAGAGGTAGTTCTTGGGAAGACATAAAGCAGGGAATCAAAGGAATCGGACACAAGCTAATTCTACAGTCGCTAGGCTCTGAAATAGTTACAATCCCCTGGGGATCAGCACTGCTAGCAACAGGCTCAAGCAGACCTGATAAAATCAGACTAAAGACAAAAATGCCGAATATTAGTGATATTAGATTAGGCACACCAGGTATTGACATGGCAGTTTTACAAGATACCTTAGGGTCTGTAGTTGACTTAAGTGGTATTTCTAAATCTTATTTAAAATCTTTGTTGAAAAAAGTTTCTATTGAAGAAATCAATAGATTTGTAGAAAGTCTAGATGAAAAAAGAATTTCAATTCTAAATACAATTCTAAATAAACAAGGACTGGGACAAAATCAAACAATTACTCTTTTGGTTACTTTTATTGTTCATTCTCCTACTGTAGAAGATTTTGAACTTGATAGCTATTTTGACACATTCAAAAGTTTAATGTCCTTTTCCATGGGGAACGGCTTGCAAGTCAAATATGCACTTGAACCTTATAAAGTAGGCCAAAAAGATGTTTATCGCTATCTAAAAGTCTCAGAAAGAGAAATTAAGTTTAGAAAAGCCGAGGATGTTTTTGAAGCAATTTTTGGTAACAGAGCAACAGTTGAAGATGTTAGAGACATTGCTTCCTTTTTAGGAATATTAAGGATTATGAATCGATATCTTTCGCCTGAAAAGAAAATTTCTACATATAACGGACTATTCTATCATTTTTATGAATCTACTAATTTTATGTCTGCACACAACATCCAAGACGACTTAGTTCCTAAACAAATAATTATGGAAGCTTTTGAAAATCTCGTGACCGAAGTTAAGAATTCTAAAAAATACAAAAACAAAGAAATAATTCTTAAAGAATGGATTAAAAGATATGAAGAAAAACTAGAAAGCAATAGAGCAAAAAAAGATAGAGTGCAAAATTAAAGGTATTTTATTAAAATAAAAGCAGGAGATGTATCTTGCTTTCAGAAACCAATTTTGACAATATCGTTCAAAACAACTTTCTTGAACATAGAAAAAAGACTCGCAAGCAGAGGTACAGAGAAAAGCTTAAGTCTGCACATTTTTTACCTATCTCTATCGGGTGTGTTAATTTTATGCATGACGGGAATTTGGCTTTCTTGATTCGATCTGCTGCATGCTTTGGTGTAAAAGATATTCATGTTGTCGGTTCTGTTCCCGCTCGTGCAGAACTACGGCGACTATCAGGTTCCACATGTGATTTTATTAATCTCATTCAGCATAAAACTCCTCGATCTTTTATTGAGTGGGCCAAAGAAAACAACACGAAAATTGTAGCAGCTGAGCTTTGTGAAAAGTCTTCTAAGCTTAGAAACTATAAATTTGATTATAAGCAAAACGTGTGTATATTTACTGGACACGAAACATCAGGTGTGCCAGGTGAAATTGTTCACGTAGCAGATTGTGTTGAGATCGACATGCCTGGGCCAGGATTCTGCTTGAACACTGCCCAGGCGGCAAACATTGTGCTATATGAAGCATCGAAACAATTCTTGGAGAGATAATTGAAAAAAGAAGCGGTAGAACATCCGGATCATTACGGCGGAGAGAATAATCAGTACGAAGCAATAAAAGTCATTGAGGCATGGGGTCTGAACTTTAGTTTAGGCAATGTTTTGAAGTACATCAAACGTTCAGGAAAGAAGTCTGACAACCCATTAGAAGATCTGCAAAAGGCTGCTCAATACTTAGGTTTCGAAATTGCAAGACTTGAAAGAATTGAGGAGGTATCAAAGTATGATCTTAAGTAGTTCTATAATTTTTTTGTTAATGGGATACGATTATCCTGACCCACCGAGCGAATGTGTAATTGACAGGTGTGACAATGAAGTTTGTGTCATTGAAACTCCTGAAGGTTGGGTTGAAGTAAAAAAGAAGCGTGATTATTACGAAGGAAAAGAAGTAACATGTCCATTGTGGTTGATCGAGCCGACTTGAGAGAGCATCGAATTTTTGTTGGTTGGCCGGACGGATATTTTATCACGTCAGCTGACTTGGAATTTCGTAAAGGTTTGCAAGAAATGGTTAGAGATTTAGGGCCGCCTACAATCGTAGAGTTTCGGTCTTATGACGAAGGGTATCTTGAGGAGATCGAAAAACCCGATTCCACTGCTGTGCGGTGGGTCGCTCGTCTGGCGTACTGCGCCATGGCCCCATTCGTTCTCGTCGGCGGTCTGATCACGGACCTGCACTCGTTCCTTCTTCGGGTGGCGGATAACGTCCACGACGCTTTCGGAGGGATAGACTCTGCGGTCCCCGAGCTGGCGGCGGGGGTCCTCACCGCCATCATCGTCATCGGCACCACCATCGCCATCTCTTTGGTGCTGTTCGTGCCATGATCCCTGGAATAAAAGCCCTCGTTGCCGCATTGGAGGCTGCACCATGACAAAATCAGAAATTACCAGACTTCTTGCAATGATTGCTCACGAAGACGGCGATCCAGATACTTTTAGCTTTGTCTTAAATAGAATTTTTGGAGCATTTCAAGGAAGAGACGCGGGGAAATGGTATAACTGTGCTCATTGTGACACCGGTTATTCAGATCAAGAATGTACCTGCAAGGAGAACGAAGAATGATTGAAACAATACTACATGTGTTCGCCACTTGGACAGGAATGGCAATAGTGGCTTGGCTATGGAAAAAGCGATTGGAGAACGAAGAATGAACTTTTTTCTATTTACAACAACCTGCCTGTTGGCTTACAATGCCTATCTTATACTAAAGGACAAACCGAGCCTTATTTCCTTTGCACAAAAGAAAATTACGAGCGATGATTGTAATACCGCTTTGTTTTCTTGGTCCAGCAAAATGAAGAAAAAACACGATGCGTTGGAAATACTTTTACACAAGACGATGCCAATTAATTCCATAGTAAAACTAAAACCCTACGGAAAGGTAAAGATTGTTGACTTTGATCGATACGATGCGCTAGGGAAGTTTGAAATTTGTTTCGCGCTTAAACATGATTTTGGTTATGAAAGCGGCCGACATGTGACACTTGAATGGGATCAGTTTGAAAAGCTACTGTTTCCAAAATATCATGAACTGATGGAAGCGTAGAATGAGTTATTTTTTTGTTGATGTAGAAGCAGATGGTCCTTGTCCAGGACTTTACTCGATGGTGAGTTTTGGTGCTGTTAAGTTTGATGACGATCTTAAGACCACGTTTTATAGAGAAACTTTTCCAATTACAAATAATTACAAGTTAGAAGCTTTGCAAATCTCATGCCCTGATCGAGAAACTCACGAAGGATACGGAGATCCGCACAAGGCGATGATAGACTTCGAACAGTGGATCTTGAATAACAACACAGGCTCACGTCCGATCTTTATGTCTGACAATCCTGCATTCGACTGGCAGTGGATTAACTACTACTTCCACCGCTACCTGGGCGAGAATCCCTTTGGATACTCAGCCCGTCGCATCGGTGATGTCTATTGCGGAGCGATGGGTAACATGCGCGCAAAGTGGAAGCATCTTCGTAAGACGCCTCACGATCACAATCCTGTCAATGACGCGAAGGGTAACGCTGAAGCGTTCCGTGTGATGCAAGAGATGATGCGCGAAGTGAAGTCTTTTAAAAAAATTCAGAAGCATTACAATGACCTTGTAAAAACTTCGGGTGTAAACTTTACAATAACAAAGTAAAATATAATTGTACTTTCACACATTAAGGAATTATGTCTGATTTACTCAAATACAAAAAGCTGACTGACATTGAGCATGTTTTGCTCCGGCCGGGAATGTACGTGGGTTCTATCAAGCATAGGACTGACGATATTTCTATTTACGACGAAGGACGATTCAAGACAGAAAGTGTTACTTATAATCCAGCATTTCTAAAGATTTTTGACGAGATTGTGTCCAACTCTGTTGATGAGCATCGTCGTAATCCACGCAAGCTAAATCAACTCAACGTTCTTGTTAATCCTGAAAGAGGTGCAATTCTAGTCAAAGACAACGGTGGTATTATCGTTGATAAGCACCCAGAGCATGACGAGTGGATTCCAGAGCTTATTTTTAGCAATCTCAAGGCAGGTTCAAACTTTGATGACTCTGAAGAGCGACTCGTTGCTGGCACAAATGGAGTAGGTTCAACTCTTACAAACATCTTTTCAAGAGTATTTCGTGTAAAGACTTGTGACGGTAAAAAAGAATTCTCTCAAAAGTTTGTCGACAATATGACAGACCGAGAAGAACCAGCCGTTGTAAAGGCAAAGTCTCGAAAGGGTTACACAGAAATTGCTTTTATGCCTGATTTTGAACGCTTCGAGATGGAGACAATTGACGAAGATCATATGATGATGCTTCAAAAACGTGTCATCGATCTTGCGGCTTGCAATCCTAAACTAAAAGTTACATTCAATAATGAAGATCATTCCTTCAAATCTTTTGAAGAATACTGCAAACTCTATGCAGAAGATGTCATCTACGTTGAAGGCAGTCGTTGGAAAATCGGTGTTGCACCCTCTAACGGTTCAATGCAACAAGTTAGTTTTGTCAACTCTGTTGAAACCTCAGACGGCGGCACACATGTTGATTACATTGCAAATCAGATTGTAACACACCTTCGTGCACTAATTAAAAAGAAGCACAAGATTGATGTCCGGCCGCAGGAAATCAAGAATCACTTGTTTTTGTTTGTACAGGCTGACATTGTCAATCCTATCTTTTCTTCGCAGACCAAAGAAAAGCTTATTACTGAACCTAAGCAATTTGGATCATCTTTTGAGTTTTCTCCGGCTACGATTAAGAAGATTGCTTCTTCCGAAGTGGTTGAAAGAATTCTAGACTGGGCGCAACAGAAAGCAATTGCTGAAGAAAAGAAACAGCTTAGAAAACTTAACAGGACTTTAAGTAAGTCAAAGATTCTTAAGCTTATTGATGCTAAAGCAAGAACTCGTCGACAAGACTGTTCGCTTGCTATCTTTGAGGGTGATTCTGCATCCTCTGCATTCCGAAAGTATCGCAATCCTAAGATTCAAGGTGCTTTTCCACTTCGAGGAAAGTTTATTAACGTATCGGGTTTAAGTCCTCTCAAGGTTGTCAAAAACAAAGAGGTAACTTCTCTTCTTGGTGCAATCGGCCTTAAGCTAGGCGAAGAAGCAAAGAACCTTCGGTACGGAAAAATATTAATCTATTCAGATGCTGATCCTGATGGCGATTCTATTGCAGGTTTGCTCATTAACTTTTTTGGTCGTTACTGGCCTGAAATGTTTGAACAGGGCATGATTTGTCGCGTAATTACACCAATCGTTGTCGCAAAAAAAGGCAAGCAGAAGAAATCTTTCTATACGAATGAAGAGTTTGATGAATGGGTATCTGATCGTAGCAAAATTAAAGGCTGGGAAATCGAATACAAGAAGGGTCTTGCCGCACTTGAAGATGAAGAATACAAAGAAATCATTCAAGATCCTAAAATGTTTGTGATCGAGAAAGGCGATAACTTTCATGCCACTTTAAATCACTGGTTCTCAAAGAACCCTATGCACAGAAAAATGAAGATTCTTGGTCGAGACTTAAGTGATCAAGAAGTAGATGAAACTAACGACGAAGAGGACGAATAATGGGAAGTAGAGTTCCTGTAAAAGGACAAGTAAAGTTTGATGAAGTTGTAGTAACTTTTAAAAGGGAAGACGACGGATCATATACAAAACAAACAAAGCGTGTTACACGCGATCGCCAGACTAGCGCTGTAAAGTATTACAAAAAGAACAATCCGATAATTGAGGAAGGTCCTTATGTAGCTGTCATGTCAGGTGAGGATTACGACGAAATAATGTCTTTTGAAGGTATGAATGGCGAAACGGTTAACATGTATTTTAAAAAGATTGAAGTAGAAGCGATCGAAGAATGAAACCGATTCGATGGCAAATTGAAAAATTTGAAACGCCTGAATTTTGCCAAGACATGATTCAGCGGGCAGAATCAATAGGCTTTGAAAAAGCCACAATTACAACGCCTGGTGGGCCTGCTCTTAGAATTGAGTACCGTCATAATGACCGAGTAATCTTTGACGACCCGGGCCTTGCATCTGAACTCTTTCAAAAAATTAAGGACGATCTGAGATTGCACAATCCTGGGTGGGAGTGCATTGGTCTTAATGAACGTTTTAAGATATACAAGTACTCAGGTCCCAATCAGTACTTTGCTTCACATTATGACGGCAGCTTTGAAAGAATTCCTTTTGTTGAACAAAGTTGGGTGACAATGCTTGTATATCTAAATGAAGATTTCGAAGGCGGCCAAACTTCTTTTATTGACGGGGAAATCGAACCTAAGACAGGGTTGGCAGCTTTTATGACACAACACAATTATCTTCATGAAGCTCGCGAAGCGCTAGGCGGTGCAAAATACGTGCTAAGAACTGATGTTATGTATAGGAAGATCGAAGAATGAGCGTTGGTTTTACAGGAACACAATTGGGGATGACAGAGATCCAAAAAAAGGCTGTAAAAAGAGCACTTGAGTTATTTAGAAAAGAAAACGACAAGTTTCATCATGGAGACTGCATAGGCGCTGATAGCGAGGCTCATCAAATCGCAAGAGAGATAGGATACTCTATTGTTCTTCATCCTCCGACAAAATCTTTAAAAAGGGCTTTTTGTAAGGCTGACAAAGAGGAGCAAGCCTTACCCTATCTTGAACGAAACCTTGAAATTGTAAAATCAACTCAAATTCTTTTGGCAACTCCTAAAGGAATGAGCGAAGAAAGAAGGTCGGGAACTTGGAGCACAATCCGTAAGGCAAAAAAGATGGGCAAAAAAGTTATGATTATTTTCCCCAGCGGACAAGTACAGATTCACAAGGAGATCGAAGAATGAAAGTAGGGGATAGGGCGATAATGTCACACCCAGGAAAGAGAGACGGTGAGATTGGCGTCATAAAAGAAATAGATGTTCCAATTAAATCTCACCCTCATGATAATTGTCGTTGTGGGATTCGATTAGAAATTGGTAACGAGTTATGGCTTATTCATAGGAACTGGGTAAAACCCTTAGACAAAGGCTGGAAGGGATGCGAGTTTATCGAAGTAGAGAACACAGACTCGCTGGGAAATAAGATCCGATCGATCTTTGTCCCTAGGCCATCTAGCTTTTTCGGTGGATGGGCAAGACATCAATGGCTTAAAAGCTATTTCAAGCAAGAGTGTTCAATTGCTTCGCCAGAGTTCTGGAAAGTTCTTATTGAAAGACATGGTAAACCAAAGATGCTTATTGAAGAAAACGGTGAATTTCGTGAAGAGGAAAGCGAAGAATGAATAAGCTCTACGTCATCGCTGGAGAAAGAAACATTAATGCTGCTCAAATAAATGGTGGTCTTTTTGCCAACGTAGGACAAACCACAAGAACAGTTCAAGAAAGACTAAGTGACAAAGATTACAGGCAAAAATCTGCTGGTGGAAAATGGAAGATTCTTCTTCAAGATATTGATTTGGGAGAATTTGAAGACGCTCACATTCACGAGCAGCTTAGGGAAAGAAATGATGTTATATGGGACCCAACTTCATCCAACACTGAAGAATTTCATTTTGTCACTGATACAGGAAGCGGAGATGAAGTCAAGCGAATCATTGCCGAATGTATAGAAAATCTTAAGAGAACACATCCAGTACAATTGGAAAGTCTCCCCCGGAAATTAGAAAAGTCAGGAGTAAAAAATGCAAGTGAATTTTCAGAACCTGGTATTTATTGGTTTAAAGTCAATTCTTTCTATGAAAGAATTGACAAAAACAACAGAAAGTATCTTATTGTAAGATTTAACAATGACAAAAAAGGATATCAAGAAGTATTTTGTTGGGCATGGGAAGGTCCTTATCCTAAGATAGGCGCTATGTTTCTTGCTTCTATCAAGAAGGGGAAAATAAGTCTAATGACTTCTTATGGAAGAATGAAACTTATTTATGACGGACATTCAGATTTAACTCCTGCAGAAGAATATTTTAAAAATGATAATATATTTTATGACGAGTATATTAGACAAATTGATGCTCTAAATAATGAGATAAAAATATTACGAAAAGTACATACAAATCAAACAAAAAGATTAGAAGAAGTAGAAAAAAGAGAAGCTCTTTTGTTAAACAATCTTAAACTTTCAGAATCTGAGCTAGAGAGTGTCAGAAAAAATAATTTAGGATTTTTTTCAGGAATAATTGCAGGAGTATGCTTGTGTGTATTCTTTTTTCTTTTAATGTATAATATAAACAATATTTTTGTGAGCAATAATGCATTTTCTGCAAATACAATAGAAAATGTTGAAGAGCAAACTGCTGAAGTTGATTTTCAAAACGAAGAGACAAAAACACCCGTATACACGGAAGAAGACGTACGCGTTATTAATGATTTTAGGCTGCAGAGAGGCTTGCCTCCTATAAACATCTATAATGAGGAAGTTACCCGTGTGCCCATTGAGGAAAACAAATGAACGCAATTAAAAGAAAAGCACAGGACTTTTTCGATACTGAATATCTTGGTTACGCGAGATACGTTGTCGAAAATCGTGCCATCCCAAGTCTAGTAGACGGCTTTAAGCCAAGCCAGCGCAAGATTGCTTACGCGGCCAACAAACTCTGGAAGACCGGCAAAGAAAAGCCGATGAAGGTCTTTCAGTTGGGTGGTCAGGCAGCAGCGATCTCATTCTTCCATCACGGTTCTCTTGATGGAACCATTATTGGAATGACTCAAACGTTCAAAAACTCCATGCCTATTTTTCAGGGTGTGGGTCAGTTTGGTTCACTTAGGTCTCCAGAAGCAGGAGCTCCTCGCTATATCGGTGTAAAGTTTAACGAAAACTTTCGACGTCTCTACATGGACTTCGGTCTTACAACACCGAAGTTTGAGGAAGGCCAGGAGATCGAGCCTAAGTACTTCCTCCCAATTGTTCCCACAGTACTGCTTAATGGAGGCTCAGGGGTCGCTGTAGGCTTCGCAACCAACATCTTGAACCGTAACCCATCTGACATCATCGAAGCTTGCCTGGATCATCTGTCCAATCGGAAGATTAAACGACTCAAGCCGTGGATTAACGGGTTTCATGGCACAGTTACGCCTGTTCCTGATACTCCTCGCAGTTGGATTTTTCACGGCGATTATGAAGTTAAGAATACGTCCACTGTAATCATTAATGAAATCCCGCCCGGATGGACGTATGAGAAATACGAGGCACATCTCGATAAGCTGCAAGACAAGGGTATCATTACAAGCTACGATGATGATTCTTCTGACAAGGTCAGCTATACACTTAAGTTTCAAAGAGTCAAGCTCAAATCTTTGATTGACAAAAATAAGCTTGTGTCAACGCTCAAGCTTGAAGAAAAGCAGACTGAAAACATTACCACGCTTGATGAAAATGGCGAGCTAAAGATTTTTGAAACAGCTGAAGAGTTGCTCGCTTATTTTGTAGATTTTCGTCTAGGCTATTATGTCAAGCGTAAAGAATATCTTCTTGATAAAATTGACCGTGACTTATTTGTGATTGACAACAGAGTAAAATTTATCAAGGCAATTATTGACCAAAAGCTTGAGCTAAGAAATAGAAAGCGTGCAGATGTAGAAAACGATCTGCCCGGTCTTGATATTCAGAAGCACGAAGATTCTTATCGATATTTGCTTGATATGTCTGTACACTCACTGACAAAAGAGAAATGGGAAGAGTTGCAGAAAAGAGCTGCTGATCTGAAGAAAGAGCGTGAAAAGATTGAAAAGACCACACCAAAAGATTTTTACAAGAAAGATCTACGTGATCTGAAAAAATTCATCTAGAAAGTTATATTTATCTACATGAAAATCAGTAGAAGAAATCTAAGTCTTTTAGTAGAAAGCCTTTTGGTTGAGGGCATGTCTTTTGAAGATTTACGGCCGGGCAAAGAGAAAAAAATTCTAAAAATATACAAGTCTATTGTTTTTAGCATATCAAGATCACTTAGTAGCGCCACACGTGAAGGCCTGCTGGGTGGAATAATTGACAGCATGTTAAAGGGCTATCTAAGAAAAGTAGCACCGGAAGAACAAGTGCCGGTTCTATTACACAGAATACTTGAGGGTGATTACTCTTTTATTGATTATGAAAGTCCAGAGTGGAAAGAAGAAGAAAAAAGAATTCTGATGATATTGGCAAGCGCTACTCAGCCGATTACATATATGAGCTCACTTATTCCGAGCGATGTAACGGGTCCTGGCGAGATGCCTAAAGACGCATTAGTAAACAAAGGAATGATTTTGACTTGGCTTGTCAAAAAATCAGCCGAAGATTTTGCAAAGCTTAGTAAAGAATCAGCTGAGGGTATAAGAATGTATGATGTTCAAAAATTTGAACCTTTGTACGATAAGCATTATCATGTCGAATCACTAGCCACTGACGATGAAATTCAGAGCCCTCTTACAATAGTAATACTAAACTCTTTAGAAGTACTCAGTCAAGATATGAAAAAAGGCTATGACAAAATTCAGGGAGCGCGCTACGACGGAAAGACTGGTCACTATCTATCAGCGCGAGATTTGAATATGCATACTGGTGGTTGGAGCTCTGATGTTGAAAAGTTTTATATGTTTCGCCATCTTTTGCCAGCTGAAAAAAGGCAGCTGAATAGTTTTCGCAGCTACAAAGAACTCCGCGAAACACTTGAAGCCGCAGAGCCTGCGATAGCATTGTATAAAGAAAAGAAAGCAGCAAAAGAGCTAGCAGCAGCAGTTCAAAGTGGCGCAAAATTCTTTAGAGGTGGATGGAACCTTGACGAAGAAGGTAGGCTTACTCCCAACCCAGAAACAGAATATTACACAAAGCCTGATAGTGAAGGAATAGTCGTAGCTGAGGAGCTAAATAGAGAAGCAGCTATAGCTTTTTGTCGAGACAAACCTCAGGGCAGAGAGCATTGCGCTTGGTGTACAGGTGCTACAGTTGACACAAACTATTATGAACAATACGCAAGTCAAGGTCCACTCTTTTATGTAGAGATTAGAGGAAAAAGATTTCAGATACACTTTGCCAGTGGCCAATATAAGGACGTACATGATTCCGAAATTCAAGGTAATGTGTATGAAAAAGTTTTAGATGTTTTACTTGCTGAGCTTGCCAAAGAGTTTGGTGGTTTTAATGAAATGAATAGTCAGGGTGTGTACCCAGCAGCACTTAAAATTAGAGATAAATACAAGGGATCTGTGTATGCTCTCGATCGTCTTGGATATCTTGGCCCGCCGCAATATTGACCTGAGTGCATATTTCATTAATGTGTTATAAAATAACCTCACCAAGGAGGTTAACATGGGTGGCAAAGCTCACGGCGGCAAGCGAATTAGCCGCGATACTGCATTGGTTCTATATTCTGAGATTGTAGATCAAATGCCGACTGTAGAAACTGTAAAATTGTGTGGGAGCGCAAGACGTCTAAAGCCCACGTGCGGCGATCTGGATATCGTTGTCGTTCCTGCAGATAATCCACAACTCAAGAAAGATCTTGATGACTTTTTTGTCAGTATGTTCGGACATCAGAAGAGCGGAAAGCCTGCAAAGAATGGTCTCTTCCGCGGTGTGCAGACAGAGTTCTATATCGCATCTCCAAACAATTTTGGCACCTTTGTCCAGATGTGGACTGGCAGTGCCTATCATAACGTATCGCTGCGCCGAAAGGCGACCAAGATGGGATATTCACTTTCACAATATGGGCTTAAATGTAAATCTACAGGTGAGATTGTAGAATTCAAAAGTGAAGAGGAGCTCTATAAGGCTCTCGACACGCCATTCAAGAAACCGGAGGATAGGTAATCATGGCAAATACTGAAGTACTAAAAGAGTTTATTGGAAAGGTTAAGCAGCTCGAGTCCGAAAAAGAAGAGCTTAAAGAGTATGAGAAGCAGCTGTTTGCTGAGTACAAGGATCAGCTTGACATCAAAGCATTTCGTTATGCACTTCGAATTGCAAAGATCAAACAGAAGCTTTCGCAAACTGAAGATGCAGAGGTAGACCAGCAGCTTGATGTTCTTCTTGAGCAACTCTGATGGACTCAGCTGAGATTTCTGAGCTTAAATCAATTCTTGTCGATCATTGGGAAAATGCATTTCATGTAGTAGAAATGGGTTCTCAATATCAAATCTATGTTGAACTAGAAGATACTGAAGAAAAAATCCATCTTTGGGATCATATTCCAATGAAGTTTAACAAAAAGTATGTTTTGATTTTTAAAGTACCTACAGGTTATATTGATGGCTTCTTGCGATCTAAAACCAAAAATTGATGTAGTGCTTGTCGAAAAGAAAACTCGAGGCAAGTTTCCAGGCAAAAAGGCTCCGGTTGAAACACTAGGTCTTGTTTGGTCAAAGTGGACGTCAAACCCACAATGGGGAACTGAAAAAATATCTCTTCTCACTGCAGAGTCAAATATCTATTTTACAACTGCAAAATGTGTGAGCAAAGTTGGGTCTATTATTGATTGGCCTGATTTTTTAGAAGCATATAAAAACTATGCCGAATTAGATTTTGTTCCTGTTTTTGGGTTTGTCAAGAGTCTTGAAAAAGAAAAAGAGTTTTTGACTGTTAGATTTCTTTCTAATTCTCACTTTGTAACTGTGCCTTCTTCATGCGTGCATTTCGAAGACTTAGACGAAATACTCAATTGCGAATCTGAAGAAAAATTCTTTTGTTTGAGAATTGAGTCTTGGTTTCTAAAAAGAGCAGGTTTGATTTAGAGTGCATAAACTCAATTAATGATTTAAAATAACTCCACAAGGAGGAAAAATGAGCCTTTACATTACTGAATGCGATGCCAAAGAAATCTTGTCTCGTGTGAAGGGTTTCGAATCAGATCTTCGACAGGTATATGAAACCTGGGACTATGACTTTCGAGAAAATCTCGGGCGACGAAATGCTCTTGTGTCTATGTCGCAGGAAACTGAAACTGCGCGTGTTTTGTCTCGCAAGTTCCAGGGTGTTTCTTCTGATGGCGCGCCAGGCAAGCCTGACATCGTTATCGGTGAAATTAATGCTGAACTCGAGTGTAAATTGACAAGCGGTTCTAAGACTGGTAATTCTGTTAGCTTCGATTTTCGAACTGACTGGGAAACCATTTGCAACAAGGAGAAGCTTGACTACATCTACATGCTTGCAGATGAAAACTTCGAGAAGTTTGCCTTTCTTTTCTTTGAAGGTCTTACTCCTGATGATTTCTTTCCGCCAGCTAGCGGCTCACGAGGAAAGTCACGCATGAACAAGGAGAAGGGTATGAAGAAGTGTACTCCGCTTTTTGGAAGCTTTATCAAGCGAAACGATGTCTATGTTGATTCTCTCAATGCAGACATTAAAGATGCAACTGCAAAGTTTAAGTCTCGGATGGAAGAGTTGCATAATCGATCTGTTTCTACACTAAAAAAGCGTGAAAGAGTTCGAAAGCTTATTGCTTCTGAGATGTATCGTCTTGAAAAGAAAATGGATAAACTCCAGGAGCGAATTGCTTACTGGGAAGAAGCACCTGATAGTTTTACTTTCGTTCTCGAGAGTTTGAATTAAATGCACATTGAGTGCAATTACAACCTAATTAATGTATAATAAAAAAGCCAACAACAGGAGATAAAATGAAAATCAATGTGGCAATCGACGACATTCCATTCGGAACTTCTATCCAGGATATCACTGTACCTGATGTACTGAAGAAGCGTATTCCAACAGGTCTAGACTACTTCGATGCTGCAATCGGCGGCGAAGGGTTTACTCCATCTATGGTTACTCTCTTCACAGGTACCCCTGGTTGCGGTAAGACGACTATGATGTTGACTCTGGCAAATTCGATCCAGGGCAACGGCGGTCAGGTTGTCTTCAATACAGCAGAAGAGTCACTCCACCAGGTCAAAATGACATCTGAGCGACTTCGTCTGCGAAATTCCTTTATGGTCGGTGGTCTTGACAATGTTGAGGAGCTTCTCAAGGGTTGTGACAAGGTTCGTGATGCACACCCTGATCGTCCTTTCTTCTTGATCGTTGACTCTTTGCAGTGTATGAACGACGGTTACTTCAAGAGCGGTCGTATTACTTCTGCAACAAGTGAACGAGCCCTCCAGATGATTACTAACTATGCGAAGGAGCATGCTTGCAATATTCTTGTAATCGGACAGGTTACCAAGGATGGCAAGATGGCAGGCTCTAACAAGCTTAAGCACATGGTTGACTCGCACATCCACCTCTCTGTTGAAGAGAAGGATGAGGATCTGCGTGGATGCCGAGTTCTTGAAACACAGAAGAATCGCTTCGGTGGCTGTGGTCACATCGTCTTTCTTAATCTTCGCAAGTCTGGTTTCCAGGAAGTTGCACGAATCTCTGCAGCAGGAGTTTAGGAAAAACAACTCCGCGGGGAAGTTTTTCCCCGCGGAGCCTAAATATACGGTTAAGAACGAGGTCATTATGAATAATATTGTAAAAACAGGCGTCATGATAATGATCGCCATCTCAATTGTAGTTATTTTTTCAATGGTAGCTCCAGCACATTCAGTCAATGAAAATGTTGTACAGCTAACATCTAGTGCTCAAACCGAGTATGCACTTCAAAATCTTGTAAAAACTTACGACTTTACCCAAAATATTGGACACGTTTTGGAATTCGAGGGCAAGGTCGACTATTGCGAAACTGAATAGAGGTAGTTATGAACATGGTGACTGTAGTACAATACTGTTACTAAGCTTGCGCCAAGACAAGACTCTTCATATCATGTAGTTGCTTTTGTCAAGTCTGGAAATCATCTTATCGCAGCCGCCAATG